AAACTGATACAGCATCTGCTTTAAACATTAGAAATATATCTACTGAAGACAGACAAGATTTACAAAAAGAAGCTTTAAAGAAAATAACAAAAGACCGACAAGATTTAACTAATCGATTAGGTAGGTCAGGAGTAATGATAGTAAATCCTGATGGTTCTACTCGACAATCTTTTGATAACAGAGATATACAAGCAGAAGTAATACGAAAAATGGGAACTGAAGATACTGATTTTAGAAAAGCAATTGAAAAAGCAGAGGAAGAATTAAAGTTAAATGAACAAAAAGCAAGATCTTTATTGTCACAACTTTATCAAGACCCACATGAACTTGAAATAAATACTGTAGATGATTTAGATAATTTAATTATGCCTGATGTAGATACAACTAAAATTGTATCTGATATAGAAGTTGCTACTGCCGAAACAGCTTTAAGTAAACTAGGAAGAACTGTAGATAAGTTACCTAGACCATTGTCTAATGTTCTAGGAAGAGTGCACAGATTAGGAAACCCTATGTCTAAAGCTAGGACATTAATGGAAAAATTAGGAGCAGCTAAAAATATAGGAGAAAAAAATGCAAGTATTGCAGCAATGAAACTATATGAATGGACAGGGCTGTGGAAGATGGATGAAGTGTTTGGTAAAACAAATAATAATGTATGGATTAAAAACGAAGCAGGAGAAAGAGTCGGGAACATTATGGTAGGAAAACTAGAAGATGGAGGAGAATTAAAAGAAGCTGCTAAAGCAGCAGGCATACATGATGCTGAAAACTTAAGTGTATTACGAATACTTGAAGAAACAAAACCATTAGAAAACCAATGGTTTACTTACAAGAAAGGAAAAATAATTGATAAAGCAAGAGATTACAGAAAGCTTTTAACTGATGATCAAAAAGAAATGTTAAGACGGGTTGCTTTAGCAAATGAATATTCACAAAAACAACTTAGAAAATTTGGTATACGAACAAACCAAAACTTTACAGCTAAGTCAGAGTTAGAACAACAAGATATGTTTGCTTGGACACAAAGTATGTTAGATGAAGCTGCAGAAGAAATGAAACTTAATCCTGATATAAGTGATGCAGAGAAACAACTCTTTGATCAAGATGTTAACTATGCTAACAGAAGAGTTATCATGCATAAAAAAACAAATGACATAGCTATTATAGGAAAAGAAGATAGAGTATGGAAACTTGGTAAAAAAATCGGAGCTGAATACTCAAGACAATTCAACAGGATTTCTTCAGCAGAAGCAGAAGGCTATGTTTATATGCCACTTGATAGTGCTTTTATAATTGGAATGACATCTAAACATAAAAGAGCTTTGTATCAATCTATGGCAAAGTATTTAAAAGAGTCTATAGAAAAAGGAGATTATAAAGAATACAAAGATATAGAAGTTATAAGACTTGAAGACAGAAGAAATGAATTGTTATTTAGAGAATTGCAAAGAGAAAGACCTGGATTAACTGATAAAAAAGTTGCAGAGCTAATGGCAAGATCTATGGATGGAGATTTAGATGCTAGGCCTGATCAGGTTATATTGGCACACAATGCTAAAAGAGTTCTTCCTAAAATTAGAATCATAAGAAAAAAATTAGAAGCAGGAGAAAGTATTAGAGGATTAGTAGGAGAAGATTTAGATGTTATAAAAGAAATATTTACTCTTTATCCTGCCAGGTATTTCCAAGAAAACGAAATAGATATTTCAGATTTGTTTGATGATAAGAATGGATTAAAAAGATTACAAGGATTAAAAGAAAATAATTTTGAAAACAAAAATACTAATGAATCTTTTAAAGAGATATTAGAAAAATTAAATTTAGAAAATGAAGAAGAAGCAGAGTTTGTTATAACACTTGCATGGGCTAAAAGAATTATGGGAGATAACTTTGTTTCAAATGGCGGAAGAATTAAAGATGTTAACTTAGATAAAATAAAAGAAGTTATTGATGGAACAAGAATAGGAACAAAAGAAGATGCTCAAGAATTAAGAAAGTTAATTGATGCTTATAAAGATTCCGTATCAGAAACAGGAAGAACTAGGCAAGCAGAATTACAATCTCAAATAGATGAGTTGGGTCAAATGAGAGAAGCTTTTGATTACGAAGATGAAAGAAGCTTTGGTTTGTTAAGTCAAATGAATGAGTTACAAGCACGATACGATGAGATTAATAGATTGCAATTTATATACAAGAGATATGGTAGTAACAAAAGATTAGATTTTATAGATGAAGATTTCTTAACAGGATTAAAATATAAAAAAGATGGATTTGATGCTGAGTATAATAGTAATGTATTTGCAAAAGAACAAGCAGACTTACTTAATATAGAAGGTGTTGATGAATTGTCAATAGTACAAATAGAAGATCAACTTAATTCTTATAATGAATTTATAGATGGGGCTTTAATAAAAAGCAGACAAAAAGTTAATTGGGATGCTGATCCTGAAAGACTTGATAAAGCATTAGGCAAACTTGAAACTAGACAATACGAAACATTAGTTGGAAGAACTGAAACATTTATTAATAAGAAGGGACAAAAAGAAACAAGAAAGATTCCTGGTGTTGAAGAAATAATATTAAACCAGGAAATCAGAGCTAAGAAAAACTTAGATGATGTTATATTTTTAGACCAACCTGAATTAGATGAGTTAATTTTTAGAACTGCTAAAGATGCTGAACAAGGAGCTCACGAAACTCTTTTAAAAATGAGAAGAGATTTTGATGCTATTTTTGAACAAGTAAATCCTGGTGAAATGAGCAAGTGGTGGACAGGAGTAAATGCTATTCAAAGAATGGTAGCTTTAGGTTTTGATGCTTCTATATTTATGATTCAGTTATTTCCTGTAATGATGAACCACCCAAAAATAATGCCTAAAGTATTTAAAGGATATTTTAATGCTCTGCTAAGAACATGGAGAGATCCTGATGCAGGAAAACAAATGATGCTTCAGTATAGAAATATGCCTGAAAACCAAGCAATACTTAGAAAGTATGGTAGATGGTTATTAATGTCTGAAGACAATGAAGTGTTTGATTTGCTAGCTACAGGAAAGATGGGAGAAGTTTTTCAACAACAAGTACAGGATCCAGGTAGGGTGGGAGATGTTGCAAGAGCAGGACAAAGATTTGGAGGAGGATTTAAAAATGCTTTTGATCATGTACTTGATATAGCAGGAATAGAAATAGCAAAAGCAATGGATGTAGTAGTAGATGGTGCTACTCCTGAAATGATAGATAAGCAAGTTAAAGCTGTTGCAGATTATGCAAACGGAATGAGAGGATTATTTAGTTCACAAGCAGCAGGAGTTAGTGCTGTACAAAGATATAAAGAAGCACAATGGATGTTGGCTGCAAGATACAGAAGAGCAGTAGCTTCTCTTTATGCTATGGCTTTCAGCGATGATCCTACAAGAAGTTTACTTGCACAAAAAGCTATGGTTAACTTAGCTACAGGAACTATAATGGCATCTATAGTATTACAAATGATGGGCTCATATATAGACGGAGATAACGAAGACGAAACATTTGATAAGGTAACAAATCTTATAGATCCTACAAGTGGAGGATTTTTAATGTTTCAAGCAGGAGGACAAAGTGTAGGTATCGGATCCAAGTTTGTTTCTGATTCTAAGTTTATAGGTAAAGCTCTTACCTTTATGTGGAAAAAAGGATCAGGAGATGATGTAAAAGAATGGCAAGATTTTTTAAGTATGGAAAGAACAAACCCTGGATTACAATGGGTCAGAGCTCAAATGGCTTATGCTCCTACCACAGCTTGGGGAATATTTTCAGGAAAAGATTATATAGGGGAGCCTGTATTTAGACCAGGAGAAAGTAACTTTGATTCAATTACTAACTTTGTTCAACCTTTAAGTGAAGCTGCAATTCCTATATGGATGTCTTCTACTTTCTTTGAAGGAGGTGGTAGAGATAATGATTGGGCAGGACAAACATTAAGAGGATTTTCAGAATTATATGGAATGAGAACTCACCCACAAAGTACTAGTGAAATATTAAGGCTAGCTTCTTATGATTATATGGATATGCCTTTTGATGAAATGGAACCTTTTCAAAAAGATTTGTTAAGACATATGTTAACAGATGACTTAACAAAACTTCAGGAAGAACAAGTTAAACAAGGAGCAAATGATTTTGCACTTTACTTTAATAATATAAAAAGAATAGAAGAAGAATATCAGCAAGGATTAATCGCATTAACTCAATTATATCCTGCCACTAAAGAAGGAAATAGAAATATGTATACTGCTTATAGAGGATTAAAAAGTGGTATGAGAGGACAAAAAACAGAAAGAGGATATGATATAGAGTTTGAAGATGAAAGCTTAAAAGATAGTAATCCTAACAAGAGAGCATTAGCACAATATTGGGCACTATATGAAAAAGCTACAATCCCTGGTACTCAAGCATTAGATTGGGATTTATGGCAAAATGAATATGATAAACTTATGCAAACATTTACTTTAGAACAACAAGTTACTGTAGCTAGAAATTCCCATGATCTTCCTATGCCTGCTGTATTTATGCAAAGATTAGCACAAATAGGAAAAAAAGAATACAGAAGAATTGTAATAGCACAAAAGTTAAGAGAAGATTATTGGAGATCTATGGGCAGAGATGATTTAGCAGACAAGATGAGAAGCTATCATCTTATGTTAGAGGATTGACGAATATAATTTATTTTGGTATTTTTATATAAGGAGGAAAAATGGTAAACGAAAATGAAAATACACAACCTGAATTAAATATGGTGTCTGAAGAGAGTGCAGCTCCCGTAGCTGAACCTGCAGTAGAACCTGCGGTAGAACCTGCGGTAGAAACACAGGCAGAACCTGGGGAGTCTACTGAAGCAGCACCTGTTACAGAAGCATCACCTGAAACATCTATTGAGTCTGTAAATAGTTATCCGTCAACTGTAGAACCTACAGTTGGTGCAGATGCAATGAAAGACCAACTTGCTGAATCGCAAAAAAGAATTAGCGAATTAGAGCAACACAATCTTGTTAATCAAGCACAACAAGAAGCTTCACAATATCAGCAGACATTGATGAGTCAAGGGTATAGTCCACAACAAGCACAACAAGCTGCTCAAAATTGGATGAATACACGAACACAACAAATGCAAACAGAACAAAATTATCAACAACAAATTCAATTTAAAGAAGGGCAATACAAAGCATCCTTACATTATGGTAAACAATTTAATGTAGATCCTGAAGTACTATTGAAGTACCAAACCCCTCAAGAAATGGAAACAGCAGCAAGGCATATGTCTGAAGTCAGATCATTGAAAGAAGAAAATGCTAGATTAAAGAAAGGCACAGTACCTGCACAAAAGTTTGACAGCAATACTGCACCTGCTAATGCTAGTTCTAGTGAGGAAAGATTATTGGATCTTTACAATTCAGGAGTTCGTAATCCTGAAACTGAGGCAGCAGCTCGAAGAGCAGCAGGCCTTGGATAAATTTATAAACCTTAATTAAATAAGGAGTAGTCGTAATGGCACAGACAGCGACAACAGGTAATTTAGAGAATGCGAGTAAGATAATTATCGCAGCAGCTAGATATACTGAAGAACACAATGCCCCTGCTATGGCTTTGATTGAGCAATTTAGTTTGCCAAAAGGAGCTAAACAGGTAACAGTACCTAAAGTAGGGCAAATGACCGTATCTGATTTAACAGATGGTCAAGACATTGTTGACGAAGAAGAAATCGGAATGACAACCGTTGATCTTACTGCAAGTGAAGTAGGAGCAAAGGTTATCTTAACTGATAAACTTGTTCGTGAACAACAAAACAATGTATTCACAATAATTGGTAAACAGTTAGGTGATGCAATGGCAAGAAAGAAAGATACAGATGTTCATTCATTGTATGGTTCTTTAAATGGTGGTACCACTCTTGGTGCTGCAACCAAATATATGAAAGCAAGTAACATACAGGGAGCAATCACTTATGCAAAAGCTAATAAATTTGGTAGTCAAATTTACATTTTACATCATCCAAACTCAGTAGCTTATCTTTCTAAAGAAGCTGCAACAGTTGCTTCATCAGGTTCAGCAGAACTATCAAGTGGTTGGTCTGCAGATCTTTTGAAAGACTTCTGGAGTGGACTAAGACCTATGAATGGTGTGTCAATATTTGAAGATGGTAACTTATCAGTTGATTCTTCAGATGATGCAACAGGTGTTATTGCTGACAAGTCAGCTATGGCAGTTCTTAAGTCTGTAGACACTAGAACAGAGAGGCAGAGAGATGCAAGTTTGAGAGCCACAGAGGTGGTTATTACTTCAGACTATGGTGTTTTTGAGTTAGATGATTCTAGAGGTGCAGGACTTATATTTGATGCTGCAGCTTTAGCAACTAACGGCTAATAAATATGGAGGTATCAATTGGTTAATCATTATTATGGACACAAAGGCAAAGAAACTAGAAACACTATTAATAAACAAAGGAAAAGTATGGGCATAGATTCATTTGATGGATTACTTCCTGATTGGCAGGGTAAAACAACATACTATAATCATATTCCTAAATTTAATGTGGAAGGAGAATTGCAAAAACCTTGTGGTTCGGAATATCCAAATCAACCAAGCGATGCAGCCACACAGCAAAGACGAGGAGCTATAGGTTTATTTCCTATAGCATGGGATAACAAATGCAGACTTGAAGCCAAAGGTGACAAGTGTGTATGTAAACCTAAACAAGAAAAAGTAAAGGAAGAGGTAAAGGTAGAGAAGAAATCCTCTATCTAACCTCTCCTTCTTTAGTATGAGTGTAATCTTTGACCGAGCTCATACGACTTTTTATTAATCGGTTAAAGACGAGGTGTATAAGAAACTCGTAAAATTAAATAGGAGGAAAGATTATGTCTTTTCCAAATACAATCCACGGAAAATATGGGTGGGAAAAAGTACAGACTTCAGGTCAAAAGCACAAGCTAGGTACTAGAATGACTTTTGATGATGGAAGAGTATTTAGATACTGTGAAGTAGGTGGCTCTAATATAGCAGCAGGTGCTATAGTACAGGCTCCTGCAGGTATAGCTAACCATGATATGGACTTAGCTATTGCTACTGCAGCAGCAGGTGTCACATCATTAACAGTAACTCTTGGAGGAACTGCAGCAACTGAAAATCAATACAAAGATGGTTACATCTATGTAAATGATGGTACAGGTGAAGGTTCAATTTACAAGATTAAATCTAATGAAGCAGGAGATTCTAGTGGCACTTGTGTCATTACTCTTGATGAAGAAGATGGTACTGTAACTGCTGTTACTAATGGTAATACTTTAGTAGGTTTAGCAGTAAACCCGTATAGCAATGTTATTATTTCCCCAACAACTGTATCTAACATAGCAGTAGGAGTAGCTCCTAGAGCTTTAACTTCTGACTACTATGGATGGTTACAAACATGGGGGCCTGCATCAGTTCTTTGTAATGCAGCAGGTACAATAGGAGAGGCTGTAAGAGTTGGTGGTGCATCAACTGCAGGTGGCTTTGAAGACTTAGACAGAGATGGTTCAGGTGAAAACGAACAAGAAATTGGACATCAGATGTTGATAGCTTCAGTTGCTACAGACTATGCATTAATTGACTTAAACATAGCTCCGTAATAATTATGCAAGTCGTAGGATCAGAAACTTACGATAGAAGATTAATACTACCTGTAGGTGTTACCCTTATAGGTGAATACGGAACAGGTAGTATTAAATCCTTATCATTTAGTTTCTATGACACAGTTACAGAAAGAAGATCGGTATTACATAATGTACCTTTTACCCCTAGTGATCCTTATTCACACAATGCTATCGAAACTATGATAGGAGAAGCACATGAAACATGGCTTGTAAATGTAAGAGAACAAGGTAAAAAGAAATTAATAACCAGGGATGAAAGGAAAGAAGCAGGAAAAATACTAGATGAAATAAGAATAAATAAAGAAAAAAGAAACGAAAGTACTACGGGGAAAATATATTTTGGAGGAACAAAAATTGATAGAAAAAAACTTAACAGAAAATTTAAACGGAAAGCAAGGGCAAATCGATGATAATGTAGTTGTACTACAAAGTGACATAGCAGAAGCTATGAACGAAGATCCTTTGTTAAGACTTAAGGTTATAAACAAAGCTCTAGTTCGTGAGAATAAAAATTTAAAAGAACAGATTAAAATTATGGGCGAAGCTCAAGTTAACAAAGCAAAGAAGGAGAAAAAAAATGCCACCAATGGGTAAAGGTACATACGGAAGTAAAAGAGGGCGACCACCTAAAAAGAAAAAAGCTATGAAAAGAAAGAAGAAATAAATTATGGCAATAACACAAAATAAAACATTAGAAGATTTAAGAAAAGCAGTAGGCAGAAACCTAGGCAAGATGGTAACAGGCACTACTACTGCAACAGGTACTAATACTACTGCCCGTGACACAAAACTATTTGGAGGAGATGATGAATATAATGGAAGTTATATTCGACTTACTTCAGGAACTTACGATGGAACTACACATAGAATAACAGATTATACAGCTTCTACAGGTACTATGACATTTGCTCAAATGGGTGGTACAGTTGCTAGTAGTGTAACTTATGAATTATGGGAAAATGGATTTGACCCTGATGTTATAGATGAATATATTAATCAATCTATGTGGGAAATAACAGGAAGAGTTTATGATCCTGTAGAAAATCTTGGCTTACATACAGATAGAATAAATGCCAGGTGGGAAATTCCTAGTGGAATAGAAATGATACAAGATATTTATTACAGAGATAAATTTACTGTGAAAGAATTACACAATTGTAATACAGCATTTGATGAATCAGTTGATTCTGATTTTACTATAACAGCAAATACAGAAGAGTATAAAACAGGATCTGCTTCTAATAAAATAGTAATTGCAGATGGTGCTTCAGCAGGAGATACTGCTTCAGATACTATTACTACAGTTAATTTAGAAAAATATGATTACATAGAATTTTGGATTAAGTCTACAGTTGCTACATCAGCAGGTAATTTGAAACTACATTTAGTAGATGCAGGTGGAATTGAAGAATCATTAGATGTACCTGCATTAACAGCAGATACCTGGAAATATTGTAGAGTTGCATTAAGTAATCCTGAAGATAACACAGCTATTACTCAAATAAGATTTGAATATGATTCTGATTTAGGAGCTTGTGTAGTTTATTTAGATGACATTAAAGCAGTTAAAAATGATACTGCAACATGGGAAAAATTACCAAGAGATACTTGGAGAATAGATAAAGAAGGTACATTACAAGGAGCTAGTACTGCTGACTTAGTATTGTCAGATAGAGGTAGGGCATTGGCTTCTTATAGATTACTTAAAATAGTAGGTGGAGATAAGCCTGCTGAATTAAGTTCAGACTCAGATACTACAGAAGTTCCCGAAAGATTTGTAACAGCATATGCTACAGCTTTAGCAGCACAAGCAGGATCTATAAGACAAGAATTAGATACAGATGGTATGAGAACACTTGCAGGATTTTGGCATAACAAAGCAGCAGAAGCTAGAAATGCTATGCCATTTCTTACTAATGTAAGAATGGTGAGATAATGGCCAATAAGGTTATTAAGAAAAATGAAGTGTTTCTTAATGGAAATTATTATCCAATAACTAGACCTGTGCAAACGGTACTTGCCTCCATTTACCCTGCAAAGGTTGTTATTGGCGATACCACTCGTGATTCGCAAGCCAGAGCTAGTGTAATATCTTGGTCTGACTTCAGGGGTGGTATAGGTGTAGAGAGAATGGAAGGAGCTACAGATGTAGATCGTTCTTGGTTCAGTACCTGTAGCCTTCGCTACAAAAGGCACCTAGTATTACCTGCGAAAAGTACTTCAGTAAGTAACTCAGATGCTTCAGGAGAAACTTTAGATGTTTTGCAAGAGTTTAATGGTAATTTGTATGGAATATGGTCAAACCAAAAAGTATACAAATACAATGCAGGATCAGATTCATTTAGTTCTGCATTAGATACCTTGCCTAGTAGAGCAACAGATGCTATAGAAGTAAGAATAGGAGGCACATTGTATCTAGTTATAGCTCACACAGGAGGATATACTTATACTTCTGATGCTGGTAGTTTTACCGATGATACAGCAGATACAAAGTTTCTTGCATTTTGGAATGACAAATTATGGGGAATAAGTAATACAGGACAATTATGGTATGCCTCATCATTAGGTTCTGAAACAAATGATGCTAAGTTACCCTTACCTGATGGCCATGTAACTGATTTATTTGTAGCAAGAAATTCTAGTGGCGATCCTATCTTGTATGCTATGACTAAAGAAGGATTGTATGCCCATGATTCAGCTAATGCTTTATGGGTTGAAACACAATTAGCTTTACCATTTCATAATGAGAATGGTAAAGGCTCTACTAGATGGAGAGATTCTGTGTATATTCCTGCAGGATTAGGAATATACAAATATATTAATGGAACTAATTCTGCTGTTGTTTCTATAGTTGGGCCCGATAGAGATCATGGATTACCTTCTGATTATAGAGGTACTATAACAAAATTAATGGGAACACATAATGATTTAATTGCAATGGTAGATGGAACACTAGCTCCTACTTCAGTAGATTTATTTGCTACAGGAGAGTCGCCTGTTATAGATGCGAGTACAGGATTTAGTAGTGTACTAGGATATAACGAATCAGGATGGGAAGTTAAATGGGCAGCATCAGGAAACGATCAAGGCAAAAAAATTACAGCAGGTTTTGTGTCTGATGTAGGTGGAACTTTAACTTCAACTAATCCTTATAGATTATATTGGGGATTTGACGGAGATTTATATTATCAACAATTACAATCAGATGTTATTAATCCTACACAAGTAGTTAATTATAGTTACGAAGATTCTGTAGATGGTATACATTACACTCCTTGGTTTAGTGCAGATCAAGTAGAAGTAGATAAACTAGCATTAAAACTTAAAGCAGAAACAGCTACTTGTAATTCAAATCAAACTATTAAAATTGAATATGCATTAGATTATGACGAAACTTATACTACTATGGGTACTATTACTACTAACGGAATAACAACATATACTTTTGGAAGTAATGCAGGTACTGCATTTAGATCAATACAATTTAAAATAACTCTTGCTACTAACACAACAAATGCTTCTCCTGATTTAATTAGTTTAACTTTAGAATATAGAAAAAAATTAAACACTAAATTTGGATGGGCTGTTAATGTAGATTTGAATAAAGGATATAAAGGTAACTCTGCCAAAGCAATGAGATCATCTATATTATCTGCTATACAAAGCAATACTTTACTAGAGTTTACATACAGAGATGACAGTACGACTAACAGAAATTATTATGTTGATATAACTTCTGCTCAAGGATTAGAAGAAACTGCCTTTGATGAAAGAGGTACTACACAATTACTATTAACTGAGCCGTGATATGACAACACAAAATTTACAACAGCAAATACCCGAAGGATGGCCAGGCAGTTTACCAGAGTACTTAGTTTACAGGTCGTTAACTGAAGAATTTAACAAGACAGAAGGCACAGACTTTTCTTATCAATCTTCTTTATTAGGAGGAAGATTGTTTAAAGGAGGAGCAGTATTAGATTTTTACTTTTACAATCCTCCAGACCTTGCAATAAATGTGCAAGGTGAGTATTATCACTATGGAATGGGTTTGATTCCAATTCAGAATGACAGGCTTATAAGAGCCCAAATGGCAGGAGAAGGAATCACATTGATTTTTATTGATGAAAGTGATATTTTAAATAATGTAGATCATTTTGTAGAGGAGGCACTTAACTACAAAGATCACTCTAGACTAGGATCAGGAGGAAGATAAATGGCAACAATACAATATTCAGGTTGGTTGTTCAAAGATGACGGAACTGCCGTAGATGGAGCAACAGTTCAGTTATATGAACAAGGATCAACTACTACAGTAGGTAGTTCAGTTACTACAGGAGATAGTTCCTGGGCTGACGGCTATTGGGAAATAACAACAACACAAGAACCTGATTCTACAGGTGCTTATTATGGTCATGATGTAAAAATTACATCAGGATCATCAATAAGATATTTAAGAGGAAAGACAAGACAAAGTTTTGCAGAAGTAGATATAAGAAATGCAACAGGTGCAACACAAGGTGGCTTACTTGTTGCTAACAATGCTAATACTGCTAGTAATAAAGTAGCAACATTTGCTAATAGAATGAGAACAGGTCAAGATAATGACGAAATATATTTATCATTTGAAATGATGAATGATGCAGATGTGATACATGAGTTTGCTCGTATGACTGTAGTTGCTAAAGATGTAACTAGTAGTGGAAATACTGAAGATGGAGAAATACAATTTGATGTAATGAAATCAGGTACTTTAACTAAGGTATGGTCTATTAGTTCCTCAACAGCAGGAGCTACTTCTTTTGATATAGAAACAAGTACAGTTACTATGGCAGTAGATGACTTTACTATTAAATCTGAAGATGACGGATCGGCAGCTATACTATATATGTTTGCAGATCAAGGCGATGACAATGCAGATAAATGGAGAATACAAGTAGCAGATGGTGGTACTATGACATGGGCAAGCTATATAGGTGGCTCATATGGAACACATATTACTGTAACTCCTAACTCTACAGCATCTGATTCTAATCTAAGTGTAGCAGGTTCATTAACTTTAGGAAATGTAGCTGCAGCAGGTACTGATACAGATAAGTTTTTAGTATTAGACGGAAGTGGAAATGTAGATTACAGAACAGGAACTCAAGTATTGTCAGATATAGGAGGAGGTACAGGAGATGGAGATATTACAGGAGTTACAATAACTGCTGATGATACTAATACAGCTTCTGATACAGCAGGTAGTGCAGACTTTACTGTAGCTGGTGGTTCAGGATTAACATCATCTGTGTCAGGAACTACAATAACTGTAGCAGGAGATGATGCAAGTACATCTGCTAAAGGTGTGGCTCAGTTTAGTTCTGATAACTTTGCAGCATCTAGTGGTACTATAACTATTAAAGATGGTGGAGTAGTAACAGCAGAGATTGCAGCAGATGCAGTAACAGGAGCTAAAATTGCAGATGATGCTATAGGTAGTGAACATATAGCAGATGATGCAGTAGTTTCTGCAGCAATTGCAGACGGAGCAGTTACTACTGCTTTAATAGGAGCTGATGCAGTAGATGCAACTAAGATTGCAGACGATGCTGTAAGTAACGAACACTTAGCTGATGATACTATTTCAGGACAAACTGAAATAACATCAGGACTTGTAGCAGCAGACGAATTACTCTACTCTGACGGAGGTGTTCTTAAGAAAGTAGGGTTAGATAATTTTGTAGAACTTTCTCCACAACTAGCTACAGAAGATACCATAGCAGTAGCAAGTGACTATGTTCTTTTCCTTGACGGAGGAGGAACAGGTAATATGAACAAAGAATCTGTTGCAGATTTTGTATCAGCAATAGCAGGTTCAGGGTTGTCGGCTTCAAGTGGACAACTAACAACAAGTGGTGCAGTTAGTGTAGGAAAATCAATAGCCTTATCAATGATATTTTAAAGAGAGGATAATATGGCAGTACCAAATATAACAAACACAGACGACATTGAAGTAAAGGTAGCTTTTATTTCAGGACTTAATGCTTCTGCTGAA